ATTTTCGGAACTTTTGATATCACACGAGCCGTCAAAGATGTTGGAATCGCGTCCATATTTATTATATAGGATATATTATTACTACTGAAAAATGGACAAAGCAGCGTCTACTTTCTGCAGGGAAAGACAGATCACATACGGAATCATAGCTGTTGCAATCGGTGTACTCGCGAACTTTTTAGGAACAAAAATCATGAAGACATACGACGATACTCGGGACGAATCTTACAAATGGATATCTATAGCTATACTCAGCATCGGCGTGATCATGATAGCGTACGGAGTCGTATCTGTCGCATTGCGCAATAATCTGGCATTCTGCTCTTTGACGATGCTTTAAAACTGAACCAAAACAATTTAATAATATTATAAGTCATTAATAATAATGGCACTAGCAATCCCTGCGCCATATTACACGTCGCCCACAGGCAAGCGGGCAATTTACTTTTTCACTTCGTGGTCATCATACGACCGCAAGTTCTATCCTAAAAACTTACCTCTAGACAAATTGACCGACATTGCGTATGCTTTCTTCAATGTGGACGCTACGGGCAGAGTGTTCTCGGGCGACGAATGGGCTGATTATCAGATGCCCTTGAACGGGGCGGGGGAAGGTGTGGACCCGCAGAACAAGTGGGACTCTCCTCCCGACCAACTCGGTCTCCTCGGGCAATTCCTCAAACTGAAGAAACAAGGGCACAAGTTCAATATGCACGCATCCGTGGGAGGATGGTCGTGGAGCGGCAACTTTTCTCCGGCTATTTCTACGTCGGATAATCGTGAAAGATTCGTGACGACTCTCGCTGAAATAATGAACAGATACCCCGGGTTGTTCAATTCCATATCGCTTGATTGGGAATATATCTCTTATGGCGAGAACTATGGCCTCGGAGGAAATAAGACGAGTAAAGACGACCCGGATAATTTCATCAAACTCCTCGAACTCATTCGCCAGAAACTTCCCGGATTCAAAATATCCATGTGCACGAGTGCAGCGCCGGAGAAATGGAAATTCCCCGTCAAGAAGATAAGCGATCTCTTGGACGAGGTTCACATCATGACCTACGACTTTCTCGACGGAGCGTGGGGACCTGGGCCGACGGCAGGACACCACACGAATTTGTCAAAGTCTCCATACGTCCCGTATTCGGCAGACGACGCTACAAAAGCGATGATCGGTCTCGGAGTCGAACCAGGGAAGATCTTCATAGGAGTGGCCTTTTATTCTAGAGGATTCGGGAATACCGACGGTCTCGGCAAGCCCTACACGACCGGGTCGAGCGACACCACGTGGGACAAAGGGAGTGTGGACTACAAAAAACTACCTCTTCCAGGTTCAACAGAATTGTGGGATCCCGTGGCGAACGCAGCGTACTCGTACGATCCTAAGAAACGCGTCCTGAACTCTTATGACGACCCGAAGTCTACGAAACTCAAATGCGAGTACGTGCACCAGCATAACCTAGGAGGCGTGTTAATTTGGGAGGCCTCGGCGGATCACAATTACGACAATCCCAGATCCCTCATGAAAATCATGCACGACAATCTCACGCACGGTGGCGGAAATAAACCCACACCTCCCGAACCGAAACCCGAACCGAAACCTGCGCCAAAACCCGAACCGAAACCTGCCCCCAAGCCAGCACCTAAACCCGCGCCTAAACCCGCGCCGAAACCTGCACCGAAACCTGCACCAAAACCTGCGCCCAAGCCTGCACCGACTCCAAAACCTACACCGCCGAAACCTACACCGCCTAAAGAAGGCGTATGGGGGGTTGATGGAGAAGATCACTTTTATAACGGCGGTGTGAAAATGAACTGCCCCACGGGATTGGTTTGGAGTACCGCGACGAACGCGTGCGATTGGCCTCAAAAGTGATGTTATTACAAAATACGATCAAAATAAATACAAGAGTTGAATGATGTGTATTATTGCAGATATGGATGCTGGTTGATTTCGTCTATGGAAATACGTTCGTCGGGGTTGATGCATATCATTTTCTTCAGCAAATCCTTCAGGTCCTCGTGACCATCCATATATTCGATGGTAGTATTCAGTTCTTCTTGGCTTGGCGTGAAGAATTCATCTTGTAATCTCTGCCCGAGTAGAAATTTAACTTCGTATATTGTATAAAACGTCACGCCGAGAGAAAACACATCGCACTTTTTCCAATCGATGCTATATGGTTCCTTCTTGTGATAGGCGTTGTGCACGTCCGGCGCTACGTACGCTGGCGTGCCACAGTAATCTCTAGGAGTAGAAAAAGAGAGATCGACGGCCATGCCGAAATCAGACAATACCACCTGAGAGTAGTCCTTGTTGACGAGGATATTTTCGGGTTTGATATCTCGATGCACGATATTCAAAGAATGAATGTGGCTCACCGCATGTACCATCGCCTTGACGAAGGATCTCATGTCAATCTCGATTCTCTCGTTCATGTCGTCGAACATATCTCGGCGATACTTCGGCAGCACCATGTATCCCATGTCATCGAGGCTGAATTCCTTCGGGCGAATGATGTTAGGATGATGGAGGCGTGCGAGCAGCGTATATTCCAAAAAAAGAAGCTTTTTTTCCTGAATGGTTTTTGCTTTTTTGATGACAACTTGTTCGCCAGTCATTGAATCCACCGCGGAGACAACGATACTGAAAGACCCCTCGCCTATTATTTTTTGCTTTGTGTATCTCTGAAATTCGAAGTCTGTCCCGAGGAAGCAGCAGTGGAAGAGGCGCTTGAGCATTTTGTTTTTTTGATGAAAACAATGAGAATGCTGGTCTTTTATGGTATTTAGAAACCCTGGGTCAAACGACAAATTTCCGTAGTATAAATATTTTGTTATATATATACCCATATAATGTCTGGAAGACTTCCGCCGACATTTCTCAGAACAACTTTGTATACAAACGAGTTAATCGGAAATATAGTCGTCCAAGGAAATATCAGGAGCGGATCCATAGCAGCAAATGTCATATATGGAAATGTTTCTGGTGTCAATATAGTGGCTCAGAACATATATGGAAATCTTACGGCTAACAGCTGGACTCCTGGAAATGTGACAAACCTGAACATAACTGGAAATATGACCGCCGGGTATTTCATAGGGAACGGTGCATTGTTAACATCGACTACAGGAACTTCTCTGACTAATGGTAATAGTAATGTGGTCGTGATCCAGAACGGCAACATATCAATGACCGTTGCAGGAGTTGCCAACGTGTTCAGTTTGTCGAGCAACGGATTGACGATCCGTGGAAACGTATTCAATAGCGACGGAATCATATACAACATTCCGGCGAGTTTCGTAAAATATACAAGGACTACGACACAATCTATGACCGGAGCAGCGTCTAACGTCATATTTACCACCGCAGAATCGACGTTCGGCACGGACATCGTTGGAAACACGACGACCGGAGTGTTCACTCTCACGCCAGGGAAAACGTACAGAATTCGCGGGCAGCTTAGTTTTATTAGCAGTGCATCTACTAATACCTTCTCATATAGATGGTACGATGTTACGACGGCATCGTATATAGGGTCATCTGTACAGATAGATTCTACGAGAGATACCACTAGAAACGCATTTGTCGGTGGAACTGCGGAAGTCATCATATCGCCGAGCGTGACCACGCAAGTTGTTTTACAAGCACAGAGTGGCGGCGCTAACTGGACTTTAGGAGCAGTGTCGTCCGGAGTTGAAGGATCTTTGTTCCCATGGGCGGACATCGAGGTCATCGCCGGTCAAGCACCATTGACCATGACTCCTACCATGAATGTTGATATCAATGGAAACGTGATCGGTTCTTTCGCGAACGTTACGACGTTGATAGGCACCACGGGCAACGTGGGCAACGTCCGGATGATCGGGGGTAACGTGGCGGTCAGTGGACAAATTAACGCCCACGGAAACGTCGTAGCCCCCTTCTTTGTGGGTAACGTGACCGCCGGAAATCTTTCTGGTCAGAGTGTATTCGCGAATCTGATCACGTTTGGTGTGAATGCAAACGTAGGCAAGATGACTGGTTTGTATTGTGTGGCAATGAATGGTAACGATTCAACTGCAGACGGTTCTGACGTCAAACCATTCCTCACCATCCAAGCGGCTCATGATAGAGCTTTGGCCGAATACCCACCTTCTACAAGTGGGGTTATTGAGAAACAAGTGGAAATCCGCGTCGCCCCTGGTACATACTATTCGCCAATTACCATTACTCGTTATAACACTATCATCAGAGGGGCGGGTTCTTTATTCGCACGAGGACAATATACGGCTATAGGGCAAGTAACTGTAAATTGCGCAAGTGCTGCGTATGCATTCACCAATACAGTGGGGCTAGATCGAGTGTTATGTCTTAACGGAGTCACGAACACCGGTAATGGGGCGTATACCCTTAATATTGATTCGAGCTATTTGACGGCAAGTAATGCAACACCTTTGACCTCAGAGAACGATCGGTCGTATGTTTACGTGAATGATTCATTGATAAGCGCGTCACTAGCTGGAGGAAATACATATATCAGATCAACAGGGAACTCTTTGTATTTCTATGACTGTACCATCCAAACAATTGCTGGAATGTCTAGTGGGCGATTCATAGATGTTGGAGGTAATTGTGCCTTAACTATAGAGAGATGCTTCCTGAACCCAGTGTCATCACCAACTGCAATCGTAACAGCATCAAGTAGTGTCCCGAGTGCCGCAGCTGGATTTAAAATTAACATTACAAACTCGTATCTTCAGAATATAGGCGGGCCTGGGATAGATTTTGGAACGACAAACACAGCGGGGTCTTTTATTCGCAATACGTCCGCGGTTTCCCCGAGTTCTAACGTATTTGTAGGAAACGGAACTGCATATGAAAATGAAACCATAGTATTACCAGGGACATCAAACTCCAGAGCATCAACGGTATCGATCGTCCCATACGCCACTTTTTCAACCTATACACTCCCGGCAAGTGCCAGCATTGATATCAGAGGAAATATCATAGGTAATTACGCGAACGTTACGACGTTGATAGGCACCACGGGCAACGTGGGCAACGTCCGGATGGTGGGAGGTAACGTCGCGATCAGCGGTCAAGTAAACGTTCTAGGAAATGTCGTAGCCTCTTTCTTCGTGGGTAATGGTTCTCAGCTAACCGGATTGTCTTCCGCTCTTAGAGGGGTGGCAAATATAGACATCAATGGTAACGTCATCGGTTCATATGCCAATGTATCTAATATAATCGCCGTTCAAGGAAACGTTGGCAACACTCGGTTCCTCGGCGGCAATATCGCAGTCAGCGGACAAGTGAACGTTCTAGGCAATGTCGTAGCACCCTTTTTCGTCGGCAATGGTTCGAGGCTGACCGGTATTGCCGCCGCTCTCCCAGGAGTCATAGCGATTGACATCACTGGAAATCACATAGGCGCTTATGCGAATGTGGATATCATACTTTCAAATACGGCGACCATAACATCTGCGGGTAATGCGAATGTGTTGACAGTCGCAGGGACCACCACGAACACGACGGGATCTCTCATACAAGGGACGTCTCTACGAGGCAACAATTCCACGTATTCTATGTTGCGTTTAGATAACGTAGGGGGGAGATTATTGGACATCAACGGAAACGGCGAGATGTCTTTAACTTCCGCGACCACTGCGGACATAATGACTATTAGCACGAGATCTGGGGCATTGGCGGGTAATGCACTTGCCATCGTCGTCCCGAGATTATCTTTTACGGAATACAATTTCATCAACTGCAGGAATCTCAACGGCACTCTATTCAGCGTCGATGGAAGAGGAATGCTCACGGCCCAGTGCGCGGTCAATGGAAATGTAGTAAATGTCGTCTCTACATCGGCGACAAACACCAATGACATGATAAGAATTCAATCGTCAGCTAGCGCAGCGCAGCCGTTCAACATGATTTCCGCCCAAAACTCTGCTGGGAATGTGTTCAGAGTCAGCGGTAATGGAGCTGTATTCGGTGTGGGTGCGTATAACACATCCGGTGCCGATTATGCGGAAATGTTCGAGTGGGAAGATGGTAATGCATCGGACGAGGACAGGCGGGGAAAGACGATAGTGAAGGGAAATAGTGGATTCATACGCATGGCGACCGGTGAAGATAATCCGTCGGCGATCTTCGGAGTCGTATCGACAAATCCGAGCATCGTGGGAGATTCAAAATGGAACGAGTGGAGCGGTCGCTACTTGAAAGACAAGTTCGGCAGCAAACTTTCCAACGCCGTGTATTACATTGCAAACGTGTCGAATATGGAAGACCGAGTGAGGTGCGGACCGAGCGATTCGGCGCCATCGGGATACGAAAAGATCGTCAGCAGCGAATTCATTCAAAATCCGGCTTACGATCCGAACATCGCATATGTATCGAGAGAAGATCGCAAAGAATGGGCGACCATAGGACTCGTCGGAAAACTACTGGTTCTGCCTGATCAAGTAGTTAATCCGAATTGGATACTCTTTAGAACAATTACTCACGCGGACGGGGACGTCTTAGAATACATAGTCAAGTGATCATCCACCACGTAATCTCAGTACGAGATGCAGTGTACTTTCCTTCTGAATGTTATAATCAGCGAGTGTCCGCCCATCTTCTAACTGTTTCCCGGCCCAGATCAAACGCTGTTGATCAGGTGGGATACCTTCCTTGTCCTGAATTTTCGCCTTGACGTTTTCGATCGTATCGCTGGATTCGACTTCCAACGTGATCGTTTTCCCAGTGAGGGTTTTCACGAAGACTTGCATTATACTCTACGATAACATTTTTTATACGATAAACGAACGTATTTTTATGTTCGTATAGGATATACTATGAATAACAACAATAACGGAACCAGGAACGGTTCTAAAACGGCTAAAATCGTGTTATTTTTCTTCGAATTACAATTAAATCTGAAAATGTACCACTGGACCACGGAGTCATATGCGAATCACAAGACGACGAACAAATTACTAGACAAACTTTCAGATTTGATCGACAGCTTCGTGGAGAAATCTATGGGCGCTTTCACGAGACCCGTTCTGAAATCCGGAAGCAGCATTCCCATCCAAAATATGACCAAGACTAAATACGTAAAACTTTTGAAGACGGCTCAAGAATATTTGCGCGGAGATCTCGAAAAGATGATATCAAAAAACTCGGAGCTTCTGAATTTGAGGGACGAAATGCTGGCCGAGCTTGACCAAAGTTTGTATTTCGCCACGTTGTCGTGATTTTTAAAAATATATAATCTATTAATAAAGTAAAATGAATACCATGTTCATCGTCGGTCTCGCCGTCTTGTTGCTCATCGCAGTCGTGGCTGTGTTATATTACAAGCAAAAGGAGAAGTTCGAAGTCGTGGGTAAATTCGTAGAACCGATCCCCGAAAACCCCGGCCAGAGTTTCACGTTGCAGCCGATGGACCAGACGTACACGTTTGCCGACCCGATCCCCGACGGAGCCACATCATTCGATCGCATCCTCGCGCGGTTCGTGGACAAGACCGCCCCCACAAGCTTGACCGAAGGCGCGAGTTTCCCCGAGGCGGCTCCGTATACGGACTCCGAAGTCGAGAGAATTTGCAAGATGGCTTTGGATAGAGTGAAAGGCCCAGACGCTCCCGTATTGGATTTTATTTCCGTCGAATACGCTTCGAAAGCAGTCGACTCCAAGAAAAACGCACACTACGATCTCGCGTTCATCGTCTACGATCAAGTGAAGAATTATTCGCTGAAACTCGTCCTCGTGTGCATCGTCGACCCCACGAATAGACTCTACATCAAGAAATTCGCGTCGTTCAATAGTTTCACGCCCGCGGGCGACGGTCCTCTCGGAGTCGAAGAAGTCGACGCTCTTCTACCGGCAGATTTTGTAAGTGATTTCGTAAGTTTCAAAAAATTATACGCCGACAATGGGGCAGCATACTAATCAAATAATTATATGTACATATGATATAATGAGTGCTCGAAGTAATAATGATATGCCGAACCTAAACAATCTCAATAGGTTTCTCGGCAAGACACCGTCTAGAAAAGGGTCACCGACCGTGAATAATCTCGAACGTATGTTGAGAGGGTCGCCCGCCAGATCGTCGACCGCCAGATCATCGCCCGCTAAATCGTTTCCCTCCCTATCTCCATCAGTTTTCAGAAACGTCAATATTGACACGTTATTCAGTCCTGTCAGGATGCCTTCGTCTCCGGTAGCCAAGATTGCTCCGGGAGCGAAACGTGTCCGCAAGATCGCACCGTCCCCGAAGAGAGCCGCGTCTCCCGACAGAAAATTCGCTCATAAATTCGACGGGACGAATTCGGGCGAGAAAGACTCGTTCGGTCGCATCATTTGGCACGGACCTCAGGGGGGGAAATTCGTCATTTCTGCTGTCGGCAAGCGCGTTCCCCACATTGATGCTAATTTGAAAAAAAGAACGAATCAGGGGGCGATGAAAAACACCGGTCTCGTGGATCGCAAAGGTCGCAAGATATTCCAAGGGAAACAAGGGGGCAAGTTTGTCATCACCGAATCCGGTCGTCGCGCTAATCCTCTGAAGTGATTTTGTCGATACGAAAAACAGTGTATCAACAATTCGAATAGCTTATTAAAAAATATGTTTTAATTTCTATCAAATATTATTCTCGCGGATATACTCTACGGAATATATCCTATAGGCCGAATAATATAAGCACTCCGTTTTCACAGAGAGGTCGAAATTGACCTAGAAACAGGGAAGGTCGCTAGAACCCGAGCACCCGTTTCGGTGGTGCTCAGCCATTTCAACAGGATGTTGCGAGCCGCGTGAGTGTCGCGATCACACGCGACGCCACAAAAACACTCAAACGTCTTCTTGCTGCCGAGAAGAAAGTTTATGCGACCGCACATCCCGCACGTCTTCGAAGTGTATTCCTCGGTCGGCTCCTCGTATAATAAGGACTTCTCGTCGCATCTCTCCTTCATCCGCATTCGAAACGTAAAATGACTGATACCCAAAAGTGAGCGGTTTGTCTTGGCTTTCAACGCCCCGCTGAGTTTTTGAGTTTCAAAGGGTGGTAACAACACGCCGCCAGCTTCGCTCGTGATATCGTTGATGATGCGCCAGTGATAAATGTCTCGAACTCGTTGATGTTGTCGATACAAACGGCGTCGGTGTTCTCTACATTTTTTACGAAGTTCATTAGTCGTTGCCTTCGAAAATCGTCGGTCATTGAGTGATATCTTTGTCCTCATGACGTTCAATCGTTCATTCATATCTTCGCCGAGTGATTTATTCGTCCCATCGGTCGCAAAGCACGCAAATGGCGTTCTCACTCCCGGATCAATGGCGACTATTGGACCAGACGACGACGATGATGTCGTTTTCTTTATGGGCACGAGGAGCCAGAAGTCTCCGTAAGAGTCTCTGCGAATACGACACTCTGCCTCAGGAACGCCGTCGAATGGTATCTTCCCGAAAAACCTCATCGCACCTATATTTCTCGGCAATATCGTGAGAACATCGTTCATGTATTTCAAATGATGTCCTATGCCGAGGCAGTATCCGTGTTGACGTTGATGTTTCTTTGTCTTGAATGTCATTTTGAAATGGTCAATGTTCTTATGCTTCAAACTGGTGAATGCCGTTTTGAAGTTATTCGCCGCTTCAAACACTGCTTGTTGTCGTATCGGTTGTGGTGTTCGCAAGAGCCATCTTCTTTTGTCAAAAAAAGAGTTATACGTATCGTCTCGTCTCTTGAGAGATACGAAGGCATTTTGAAGTCGTATCTTGTTCGCCGTGTATTCTCCGGTTTTTATCACACCAATCACGACATTATACGTGTATCTAGCTCCATCGGCATATGCGTTCAGTTTGAGTTTTTGTTCTTTCGTGGGATTTAGTTTTATTTTTATTGTCCTGAAAACTTTTTTTATAATATTTTCATTTGTGAATGAGTGCGTTATATTTTCATTCAGCCACGGAAGTATTCGCGATGTTTCTTGACATTTCTGAGACCAAAAAGGTCGTATTCGCATTATTATGTTATTTACGATGATGAGTTATTTATACTTTAGTATGTCAATATGATATTCAGGATCAAATGACAATAGAATAATCATCAAGAAACAACTTATGAAAAAATATGTTTTATACGTATACTACATAAAATTTATGTTCCTGGACGCTGCTCGTCAAATTCTGAACGATCGGTTCCAATCAAAATCCTTTTACGTCTCGTCGCCGAAGTTCGTGGAAGACTTGGTCGACAAATGGCACGTTCTGTTTCCAGGAGTCACACCGCATTACGCGGTAAAATGCAACAACAACGAAATTCTGCTGAGAACGCTCGCGAAAAAAGGCGTGAACTTCGACTGCGCTTCGGGATCCGAGATCAAAAAGATTCTTAAGATCGTAGAGGATCCGTCGCGAATCATCTTCGCCCATACCATAAAGTGTCCGAATGACATCTTGTTCGCAAAGGAAGCCGGCGTCAACGTATCCACGTTTGACAGCACCTACGAACTAGACAAGATGAAGCTGTATCATCCCGAGTGCAACATGATTCTCCGGATTCGGTGCGACGATCCCAATGCCACGGTGCAGCTCGGCAACAAATACGGTGCACAGGATGACGAAGTGGAACCTCTGTTGGAGTATGCCATGAAACTAGGTATCAAAGTCATCGGCATCTCGTTTCACGTAGGGTCTGGCTCTCGTAATCCGGACGCGTTTTACAAGGCCATCAAGGCCGCGAAAGAAGCGTTCGAGATCGCCAAACGCGTGGGATTTTCGCCCAAGCTTCTCGATGTAGGAGGAGGTTTTCACGCGGACATTGACGACGAAGGAGAATTGTCCACGTGCATATCCGAGTACATCAACGACGGGATCCAAGATTTCTTCTCGGACGAATCAGATGTCAAAGTGGTGGCCGAACCGGGGAGATTCTTCGCCGAACACTATTCGTGCCTCGTCACCAGAGTCGTCGGAAAGAGAGAGCGCGATGGTCTTTACGAATACTTTCTCAACGATTCCACGTACGGTGGATTCAGCAACGTCATTTTCGAAAAAGCAACGCCGGTACCGACGGTGATCCGCACCATCCCGGACGACGAAGAATATCACACGAGCGTCATCTACGGGTGCACGTGCGACGGAGTTGACGTGATAAATCCTCACGTGCAGCTTCCGGAACTCCACGTGGACGATTGGATCCTCTTCGAACATTGGGGCGCGTACACACAGGTCTTACACACAGGATTTAATGGCTTCGGACAATATGACACATATTACATCTGATTTTACCATAATGAAACTTTCATGAAAATGTCATAAAAATCACGAGTAATGATATCCAGTTCACATATGATGACATATTTGTAAAAATCTTTAGTGACATAAAAAACATCATTTTTACGTTTTTTGGCATATGTCCAATGAGCAATAAAATTACCCTTACTGGCGGTATCACAATGAGCTCTAAGTGTATCACTGGCATTTTGCGCACAAGAGAATACTTTTCCGTATACACATACTGGTCTTGCACTAGGATTCATCTCATCACGCATGATCTTTGAATGTTCAGGTCTTTTTTTACCGAACATATGATGTTCGTTGCTAGGCTGGCCGAAAGTGTAATGATTTGAGCCAGATGTAAGAGCTTTTCGTTCCGACGTTTGTTTCGAACCAAACATTGGGTGTTTTTCTTTCGGCAAACCAAATGTCCAATGTTTATCTCCATAGATAGGAGAGAGTTCACCAAACTTTCCAAAGTTATAATTATTTGGTCCAGATCTTTTCTCGATTTCTTCTTTTGATAATATTCTTCTATAATTGTGATTTAACTCACCCTTTTTACCAAAGTTGGGATTCCTATCTCCAGACATCAGAGAAGATTGTTGAATATGTCTTTGATCGTTTTGTTTCCATGCATTTCGAGATGCTTCTCCGATTCTTATGCGAGTAAAATTAGACATATTCCATTGTCTTCTTCCACCTGATGTTTTATTATATCCTTTTTCAGGATTCATCAAATCGTAATATTCTATAAGAAATATCTCAACAGCATCAAGTAAATACCAAGGGCACGCTACTCGAAGAATTAATACTTTTTCGAATGAATATAATTTCAACGCATTCGAATGATGTGAATTACTACCTCTATTCATACGATATGTTTTCATACGACTGGTCCAGTTGATTGTTTGTCCGGCGTACATTTTTCTATTCGGAAATATCTGTAAATAAATATCACCGAGTTTATATCGTTCCCAACGATAAAATTCCCAAAACATTGTTAGGTCTATTGATGAATGATAATCTTCATATTCTGATTCTTCTTCTGTAAACATTTAATACTTTTTATTGCGTATTGTATATTTAATAAATTATGCATTTTATATATTTTGAAGTATTCTCAAAAATGTCATTTGTCCCCGGAGATGTCCTTTCTACAGGATTTAACGGCTTCGGGCAATTTGACACGTATTACATCTGATGTCGTTTGATCCAGGAAAGATGTCGTTTGACCCGGGAGACGCAAGTACATAAAATCTGACGAAGAGACGACCCATCATCAAAAATATAAAGCAAATATGGTGAAGATGTCCGACTCGCAGAAGCTGGCCAAGAAGATTGCCCGCGAGCTCGCACGAGATGCGATGAAGGCTCAAAAACTTGCCGAGAAGGAGCGTGTGGCGGCTCAAAAACTTGCCGAGAGACTGAGGATTCGCGAGGCTGAGAAGGCTGAGCGTGAGCGGATCGCAGCCGAGAAGAAAATCGAGCGCGAGCGGATCGCAGCCGAGAAGAAAATCGAGCGCGAGCGGATCGCAGCCGAGAAGAAAATCGAGCGCGAGCGGATCGCAGCCGAGAAGAAGCTCGAAAAGGAACTAGAGAGGGAGGCGAGGAAGATCGAGAAAAAGAGAATTCGCGAGGCCGAGAAGATCCTCAAGAAGGCTCTCAAGGCCAAGTTGGACGACGACCCTATCACGGAAGAGTCCGATGATGAGAGCAACATGGTCGAAGACGTGAATGACGACGAGTTCGAGGACGACGATGATGACGACGAGTTCGATGATGACGACGATAACAATGATCCGATCGATTGGGAAAACTTCAGAACTCGGGATGAGCTCATTTTTGAATCTCAATATGTGACTGCTTAATTGATTGTAACAAACAGAATCGAAGCTATAGAAAACAGGATGAACAATAATCCCAGGCCTCTCAGACGATTATCCTTGGTCAGTAATTTCTTGAGACCTATCCTTCCATTGTTCTGATAAATATCAGCGGGAATCCCGGAGATGGCTTCCCACATGTCTCTCACTGCGTTTCGAAGCGTCAATCCTTTCCACGTGGCATCTTTGTATCGCTCTTCGGCAAGCTTGTTCGCCTGATTCTGTAATTTTGCCACGTCAGCGGGCGTAGCAAGATTATTCAGCTCGAGACCCGCGACGTTAGTTATGGCTTTTGGAAAGGGGACGTATTGCATGTCAATAAATCTGTCATCTCCCACAGGAGATTTAGGATCTCGCATGACCTCCGATAATGTTGGGAATACGAGTTGAGGCGGGGGCAACAAGTCTGGAATATCGAATGGTATCTGTGTCATCTTTACATATAATAACATTTAATTAAAAACCAATATACACGACACGAGTTTCACGACTCTTCAAAATGTCGTTCACTGCATTAATTACGTCGTCGAAACGTTTATCACGAATCGCTTTCGATTTCTTGCACCATTGGTTCTTCGCGTCTACGGTCGGGTTCACGCGGACCCACGACACCACGTGATCAGGATACGTCTGGAGCAGCTCCGCCGTCACGAGATGCATTCGATGTTCGTCACAATCATAGTCATCATGCCCATTCTCGTCCACTTCGAGACACACGATGATGCCATCACCAAATACGATACCATCTAGACGCGCAAAAGGTTTCGCTGTATACTCGGGGTCGAACTTCACATGAAATTCACGTTTATAGACGTCGAGTTTGTCATTGATATACGCAAAAAACGCCTCTTCGTATCTCTTGTATCGTTTTCTTCTCGTCTCGTTCGGGTCGCAGGACATGCAATACTCGTGTCCGTTGGCCAATCGTGTTCTCACGGGGCACGGTTGATTGTATCCGGGGCATATCATATGAACGACGTCTACCATCTCGGACGTCTTGCACTTGATGCAACAAATACCTATGGATTCTCCTGGTACGTTGAATACAGGTATTTTTCCACATGAACACTTCTTAATCAGTATGTCTATCATTTCCGACGTCTTGCATTTAGAACAACATATGCCGACGGTCTCTCCGGGCATGTTGAACTTCGGTTGTTTTCCACAGGGACATTTCTTATTCTTGACGTCAATCATCTTTGGTGTCTTGCACTTGGCACAACATATGCCGATGATCTCTCCCGGAACATTGAACTTCGGTTGTTTTCCACAGGGACATTTCTTAGATACGACATCTACCATCTCGTCGGTCTTGCACTTTGAACAACACACTCTTGTAGTTTCACCTGGTAGATTGAAACTCGGTTGTTTTCCACACGGACACTTCTTAGACCTGATGTTGATCATCTCAGTCGTCTTACATTCCTTACAACATGTCGGCTTATTTTCTCCTGAGACGTTAAAGCTCGGTCGTTTTCCACACGGACATTTCTTGTTCTTTACGTCGATCATCTCAGTCGTCTTACATTCCTTACAACATGTCGGCTTATTTTCTCCTGAGACGTTAAAGCTCGGTCGTTTTCCACAGGGACATTGACACTTTGGCATATTTTTGATTTTTACATGACTATATAACATAAATTGTTCATTTTGTCAATACGATATCATGCATCTTCTTCTGCGGGAGCACTCTTCTTGCCACGTGGCTTCTTGGGCTCTTTCATTTTCTTGATAGAAAGTACGTTCTTCGTATCACCTGTTGATTCGCTCTCTACGAGCGCATTAACGATCTGCTGAATTTTTTCCTCATCAAGCATATCGCCGATCAGATTCTCGAGTAAGTTTTCGATGAATTCGATAGACATTTTTCCTTTTTTCTCTACTTCCTTTGCGACGATCGCGAAACCATCATGTTCGTGAGTCTCCATACGATGAGAGACCATGTATTCCAGAATCTCTTTTCCTAGGATTGTTTTTTCTTTCTTGGAATCTTTTAGCAGTTTGTTGGCATCCAGGATGTTTTTGTGCAATTCCACGAAGCGTTCGGTTTGTTTAATAAATTCCATCGGTGCTGTTATACTTTATAGACATCACATCTTGTTAAATTGATCTGTGTGTCAATATGAGTCAATACTTTCTCATCTGGAAATTGCTGAAGTAACACACCTGCGACTTAGGCGAAGGCAACGGGCCGCCGAAAAACGTAGAAAATGAGAAATCTGATATCAATAAATCGGGAGACTTCGACCAGTTGATTCCTTTCAATACACATTTCTTGCCGTTCACGATGACGTACGATTCGCCGTCGAGCTGAGGGACGCCATTCTTGAATGTGTTCATCTTGGTCCCAATTTCTATGTGGTTCCACGTGTCGAACTTCAAAGCCTTCTCGAATTCTTTACCGAAGAATCCACATCCGTATCCATCCGACTTCAGACCCGGAATGGTTTGTTTCAAATTATAGGGAGGATATATATAGATGATCACACCGCCGTCGACCTGCCACATAATTCTGTTAGACGCTCCCGTCGTTGAGTGATTGCCCCCGCTCGCCGCTCCGTATCCGATCGTGGTGCCACCCATCTTGCCTCCTCTGGCAAACTCGAATCCCTTAGGGTACCACACATCCCACGAAAAGGTTATGGCTTGTTTGTTCATATCGTCCGGTTTGGCCATGAACGAAAATCCTCCCACACCCGGATCGTTGCTCGTCCCCGAATTTTTCTCGTATACCGTCTTGACCGCAGAGCGTCCCTGAAACGTCATCACCTCGCTCTTTTTCATGTTCACCTTTTCCACGTTCCACGATCCACCACCTTTTGTCAAAAGTCTCAGATCCAACGTGCTGATCACGGCCGACGGGGCTGGAGCGGGCTTGGGGGCAGGTTTAGGAGGCGTGTATTGATCCTGAAGCCGTTTCTGATTGACGGGGCCGATACCGGAGTATTTCGATTGTACTATATTGATGGCGTCCTGATGCGAGGTGCCTTTGTCTCTCAAAGAATTGTACAACTTGCACACATCTCCCCAGTGCTCGTTGCCATTCATCGTATAATATTCTTACATCTTATTTTTTATCTCAAGATATTTTGTCGATACGAAGTACTATAAATTCTTTAAAAAAATAATATAATCAATAGTAAATATGTCATCATCTGGAGGTGGACTTATTCAATTGATAGCATACGGGGCTCAGGACGTGTATCTCACCGGAGACCCTCAGACGACGTTGTGGAGACAGAAATTCTCCAGAAAGACGAATTATGCGCTAGAATCGATCCAGCAAACGTTCGCCGGCACGATCAATTACGATTCTTCGACGTCTATAACATTAGCGCGAAATGGAGACTTGATATGCGGACTTATGGCGGAAGTCACGATGATTCGCGGCCCATCAGGTCCGGGAAGTCCCGAGGTGTATTATCCGGCGGAGGCTCTGTTCGAGAGCATAGAGCTCAGGATTGGTGGTCAGCTGATTGACACGTTGTATCACAACTGGTTCCGGTTATACGACGAGCTATTCTATAACGCGAAACAGACTCAAGGATATGCAGACATGATGAACTTCACACAGGAAATTCAAGGGCAGGCAAGGACGTTTTACTTCCCCATCCCGTTTTTCTTCTCTAGCATGCTCTCGGGGCTCGCGCTTCCGATGATCGCCTTGCAATATCACGAAATCGAGATCAAGTTCAATTTTGCAAAGGCGTCCGACATCCAAGGAGTGGACACATCGTCTCCTCCGATCGTGAAGATCTACGCGGACTACGTGTTCCTTGACACGAAGGAACGTGAATCCTTCGCACAAAATCCTCACGAATACGTCATCACGCAACTCCAATACCAGAAGCAGGCGATACGGTTCTCCAACGTGCAGCCCCTTCGTTACGGCGTCTCTCTCAACTTCAATCACCCCACGAAGATGCTCACGTGGGCGTGCACCCAACCCGGAATCCACGGACAATTCACGGCGCTTCAGGGTGCCACGCAGGACAACACGGCAGCTCCTCTGGCTCGCGTGAACCTCCAACTGAACGGACGCGACAGATTCACGACTCGCGCCGGCAAGTACTTCACGAACGCCCAACCATGGTTGTGTCAGAGAGGAAATTACTATTCCTCCGGGGTGTACGCATACCACTTCGGTCTGAATAACGTGATCGGCACTCAGCCGTCTCAGACTCTCAACTTCAGCAGGATCGATAACGCGACGCTCGTGTTCCACACCAAGATCAACAACGTCCCCGGACCTTTCGGCCCTGGAGTCGCGAGCTATTCGACGACCGAGGAACAGACGTACGAGATAACCGGAAATCTCACGACGGTCGAGATTTATGCCCAGAATTATAACGTCCTACGTGTGATGTCGGGCATGGGAGGCCTCGCGTACGCAAACTAATCTTTTACAATATCATGTATTTCAAGAAATATCTATTGATTTTTTTGAAGTATCAATTGTTCAGCCTACCAACTATAGGAGACCAGAACGCGTCCCGAGTTGCCGTTGGGATAAGATCATTCGGAGTGTACGTGTTCGGAACAGAACCATATTGATTCGTCCCCGCGGCGATCATCGTCCCGTCCGCAAGACTCGCGACAGTTCCACATTCTAGATCCGTGATATTAGGATTTCCTGTAGCTGCAAAGTCCATGACGATAGAGTTGCCAGGGGGGAAGTACGAGTTCAGAGTCTCGAAGCCCGCGGCTATATTCGCGAGCGTGCCGTTCCCGAAATTTCCAGATCCGTTATATCCCGTCGCGTGTAAGTTTCCCGTTCTGTCGAGCACGTACACGACGAATCTAGTCGAATCTACTGAGGACGAAGACCACTTTATCTTGGGAGTCGTCATCGAAGGAGTGCCTACGTTTGCGAGCATTGCACCTTGGAACGCATACGTGCCTACGTTTCCGATACTCTCCGTGAAAGTGGTCTGTGAATACAGACTCACGATATTACCAAACGCCGTTGTATTTCCACAGAATCTGATTCTTCCGTTATTGAGGATTGCATAATGAGCGTCTTGATTGGCACATATCGTTCCTATTCCGGCCACGTTTGAAAGATTCGTGGTTTCTCGTTGAAGAGTAGTAACTGTCGCAGTGCTGCCGATACCCAGCTGACCGCTAGAATTGAATCCACATGCAAACGTAGTCCCATTGCTCAGCAACACTCGTAAATTCTGTCTGGACGTAGTGCTACTCGTCGCATATCCTCCGAATACAACGTCCGTCACATTTCCTGCCGATATGTTAGTTGATACGATCGACGGTATTGTTACATTGGTTGATACATTACCGAGACCCAATTCTCCTACTGCATTCATACCCCACGTGAATACTCGGCCATTCGCAGCTATGGCGGCGACGGATCCGATGTCAGATTGACTCAATGCGACCTCGGTGATAACGGCACCGGATAAACCATTTGGAATCGCAGGCGTAAGAATAGCTGCGCCTGTGTTGCCCCTTCCTAGTTGTCCTAGTTGATTCGGCCCCCACATATACAATCTGCCTGCCGTGTCTATAACTGCAAAAAGACCGTTTACCGTGACACTACCAGCGTCAAGCCTTTTATTAGCGTAATACAACTTGTCTATGGGATTAGCCCCGAACGTTTGTCGCGTAGGAAAAAATCCAGGGCCAGCCCCCCACCAAAACACACGACCATCCGTCGTCAACACTGCTGCATTCAATGAATCGTGAACGATCGTCTTGGGTATTACCGCAGGAGTTATGCTCGGGATCATGACGGGCGTGGGAACGGGGTTCGTTGGAAAATATCCGTAAATATAATCAGAAGGTCCGGTAGCCCCCCGGCCGGATGAGATTACGGTATCTTTGTATGCGAACATCAACCCGACGTTTCCAAACGAATTATTGACATTTGCGAACCACGCGACTCGGCTCGATGGTGTCACCGTAGGATATTCTGCCACCACGTTCGACCTCACATCTACGTATAGAGGTCTGTAGTTCCCCTGGTCGTTCGGATCGGCGGTAGGAATATTCGTGAGGAACAGATTGCCATTTACGATCATGTTTCCAGTCACCGATGCGTTTCCAGACAGACGAATATCTCCTCCCACTATCACGCTGCCAGATACGAACGAATTACCTTGAACCCGAAGTATATTCGCAGATAGTACGGTAGAATCCACGTTTCCAGCAGATATCACATTGCCGACGAACACGTTGCCGAACACGTTGTTGTTCACAAGATTTCCAAACATTGTTCCGTGTGAAACAACGTTTCCTCGAACGTTCACTTGACCAGCCGTCGTCTGTCCGGTAGTCAGAACCCAGATGTTCAACGAGTTTGCCTGTACCGTATTCGAAAACGTCGTCATTCCTCCGCTCAAAGTCAGTCCGCTCGAAACAGACGATGCCGTCACGTTGCCCACGACGTTCACCTGACCGCTGACCATGACGTTTCCAGGAGCTATCACGTTCCCGACGATGTCTATGAACGCCTGAGTTGGGTATGGAAATGTTACTCCCGTGAGGAACAAACCATTTCCGTATACGTAATTCGCATACGCATTCCCGACGACGTTTACCTGACCCGTGATATTTGCGTTTCCATTCACTCTTACCAAGCCCGTCGTGACGTTCGACGCGTTTACATTCCCTGAAGATGACACATTTCCAAAGAAGAAAGGTGACGAGACGACGCCGGAGACGATGTTGGCCCTTGAAGCATTCAAGTACGATAATACGTTTGATACGTTGGCAGTTACCGGGATAGGACCGACGGAAGAAGATAATTTGATCTGCGAATCGTCGTAATCCCCGATGGTCGCCGCCACCGCACCTACGCGGTTAAACACACTGGTCACGGTGGGGAACGCCGTATCGAATTGTATCCAATTGGAAGACGTACTCGCGGGCAGCACCGTCAGCAAATATTGAGTATTCGTATCGTCCTGAGTCACGAGCGACCCAGCCGGAATGCCCGTGAGAGCGAGACGCGCCGTTTGGTTGGCGACATTACCATTGGGATAAATAAATATCCCTGGATACTCTACGAAATTTCCGTTTCCGATGAGATAATTCCCGGAAATATTTCCCGTTGCCGCCGTAAGATTTCCCGCAAATATATCCCCGATGATTATAAGATTTCCCGTCGTCACCGAGAGACCGGTGAGATTTCCGATTATATCTATGTTGGCTGTCCTGGGAATATTCACGAGCACGCCGGTCAATTGCGATCCGTTGCCGAAGAAATATCTGGCGGTCACGTTCGATTCGATGATCACGTTTCCTATGTTCCCGGCGAGTGCAGTGAGATTTCCAACATTAGCAAACAATCCGGAGACGACATTTCCGTTTATGTCTATATTCGCAGTGCTAGGAAATGCTTTCAGCACATTGTTCAAGAACGCCCCATTGCCGATGAAATAATTCGCGACGACGTTGCCCAGAGTATTTATCTGATCTGCAATCGAAACATTGCCCGGAGCAAGCACGTTTCCTATGATATCCACGTTCGCCACTCCCGACAACGCTTGCGATATCCCGACGAGTTGCGATCCGTTTCCGACGAAGTAATTTGCAGTCGCGTTACCCACGACGTTCACCTGCCCCGAGACCGTGATATTAGCGGGAGCCGAAACGTTGCCCACAATGTCGAACGACGAAACGAGTGGTAACGCCGTGGGAACGTTTGTCAACAACGAACCGTTACCCTCGAAAAAGGGTCCGACGACATTTCCGACGACGTTGACCTGACCGGAAGCAATTATGTTTCCTGTTCCTCGAGTTGTCACGTTTCCTATGATGTCCACGAGGGCGATTTGCGGAAGGATGGTCTCCACGTTCGACAGGAAAATAGCATTGCCGAAGTAAAACGGACTCGTGACGTTGCCTGTCACGTTTGCTTGCCCTTCCACAAAGACATCGGCGGGCGAGAAAAGATTACCGCGTATGTCGAGACTGCCGACCGAGGGCAAACTCGTGCTCACATTAGAGAGAAATATACCATTTCCGAAAAAATAAGTAGCCGAAATATTTCCCACGACATTCACCTGTCCTTGAACGGTCAGATTTCCCGGGACCACGACGTTTCCCACGATGTTAATATTACCAGCAGGTGGAAGCGCCACCAATATACCACTCAGCAGCGCCCCGTTACCGATAAAATAGTTCGCCGCGACGTTACCCACGACGTTCACCTGCCCTTCGGCCGACACGTTACCCGGAGCCACGACGTTTCCCACGATGTCTATATTTCCATTCGACGGCATTGACGTCAAGACTCCCTGCAAGAACGCACCATTTCCCAGGAAATAGTTCGCCACAATGTTTCCGACCGCGTTCAATCGTCCGGAGACTCTTACGTTGCCTGGAGCCACTACATTGCCCACGATGTCTATGTTGCCGGTCGTCGGCATCGACGTCAAGACGCCTCGCAACAACGCGCCGTTGCCGAGGAAGTAATTCGCCACAACATTACCCACGGCGTTCACCTGACCGGCAACATTAACATTGCCAGGGGCCGTCACGTTGCCGACGATGTCTATGTTGGCGCTGGTTGGCAAGGCGGTGAGAAGGCCTCCGAGCAACGCGCCGTTACCCAGGAAGTAGTTTGCCACGACGTTGCCCACGACGTTCACCTGCCCGGCAACAACGACATTGCCGGGTGCCGTCACGTTACCGACGATGTCAATATTCGCGCTCGCCGGCATAGACGTCAGGATCCCCTGGAGAAGTGCACCGTTACCCAGGAAGTAGTTGGCCGTCACGTTGCCCACGACATTCACCTGTCCCGCTACACTCACGTTTCCAGGGGCGAACACGTTTCCCACGATATCTAGATTTGCATTTTGAAACGACGTCGAGATGCCCACGAGAGACGCGCCGTTTCCAAGGAAGTAGGTCGCGGAGACGTTCCCACCGACAAACAATTGTCTGCCTATGACGATGTCTCCGGGCGCTACGACATTACCGACGATGTTTATGTTGGCAGCCGACGGCAATGTGGACAATACTCCGGTCAGTTGCGAACCCGAGCCGACGAACACGTTGGCAGTGACATTGCCGGATGCCACGAGAACATTGGTCGACACGGTGTTTCCCACGACGTTGCCGATGATGTCTATGTTGGCCGTTCCGGGGAGCACTATCGTGACATTTCCGTAAATATTAGCCGCCGTCAGGGATTCGGCTATGATATTTCCGGGGAAGTTCATCGTTTGCGTGTCGTAATTTATGTATCCGTATTTCAAGAGATCGGCTTTAAAATCTCCGCCCGACATCCTTTGTATTACGTAAATATTTTTTGTATTCCGTCTAAACATTCAAAGGGGTAAATCCGGGGCAATAAGTCCAGAAGGGAACAGCGTTGGCCGATTCTGTCAACGCTAACGGCGTGCTTCCATATCTAGAATTTCCTGCCGCTATCACCGTCCCGTCCTGAAGACCAGCGACAATTCCACCCGATACATTCAACCAATCATGCATCGTGAAGTCGACAGCTCTCGCGTTTCCGGGGAAGTACTGATTGAGCAGCGTGAACGGATACAAGGCGCCGGTCGTGATACCGTTGCCCAGCTGTCCCTGACCATTGTATCCACACCCGTACAAGTTCCCCGTGTTATCAAGCACGGCCGTCGTTGAGTATCCGTTTGATGTTTCTGTATCGCTGAAAGCAAACGAGGTTTTGATTCTCGGGATCGTGATCGGGGTTCCAACATTCGCCAACATATTGCGTTGGAAAGCACCTATACCGGCGATGAACGTAGTTTGAGACACCGTGGAATTGGTGCCGAACAATCTGGGGAACCCTGCAAAGAATATCTGTCCGTCCGACTGAACTAAATAGTGAGCGGTGTTAGAAGAAGACGTTATAGTACCTATAGCGGCGATGTTGGATCTGTTGGTGCTCTCTCGAGCGAATGTCGTTCTGTTCGTAGTGCTGCCGATACCAAGTTGGCCTTGTCCGTTGTAACCGGTGGCAAATGACGTTCCGTTGGCCAGCAATATCATGAGCGATGTTCTGTCGAATGGAGCTGCGTACGGAAACCACGAACCTCCAAATTTGGCATCAGTGACCGATGCGACACCTATCGAAGAAACGATCGGCACCCTTATCGAATTGGTATTTCCAACGCCTAGCTGTCCCACACTATTGTTTCCCCACACGTACATAATCCCACCATTATCCACTGCGAGTGTAGATCCCGCCCACGTGGCGCTTATGTCCACGTGAACTATGTTGGCAACCGATAAGAATGTGGGAATCACCGGAGTATTTCTGCTCGTCGTCGTATTGTCACCGAGCTGATAGCTATCATTGAGTCCCCACATGAACAACTGACCGTTGGCAAGTACCGCGGCGTGTGAAGTCATTATATTTCCAAATCCTGCACCAGTCGCCCGAGTCGTCGATGTGTAAATTTTAGAAGCGGGTCCAGGTAAGTTGACCCGAGTAGGAACGATCGTATTGTAGTTATATCCCCAAGACCACACGTTTCCGGACGTCGTCAGAGCGATTGCATAAAACGACCCATACTGAAAATCTCGAACTCTCTCATTCGGACCACCGAGCATCGTGACAGGTTTCAATGTATAATTTGTGAAAGGAGGATATCCGAATACTTGAGTGGAATTATTTGCAAATCCGACACCGGATCTGTACAACGTTCCGTTCTTCACTAACATCGTTCCTTCCACACCCACTGATGTCGTTTGTGGCGAGAATCTAGCGGTTGACGGCGTCGTCTCGCACACGATATTCGAACGAATATCAATAGCGAGAGGGACAAAACTACTGTTTGATACCGACACATTTGATAGGGACGACGTGACCACGTTATTACCGAACGTAGAATTTCTCTGCACGAAAGCATTTCCGAACACCACCATGTCTCCCTTGACCGCATTGCCGGTCGTGATCATGTTTCCGTTCACGCTCAACGTCGTCGTCGTCACGTTCGTAGCATCAACGTTTCCTCTGGAATTGATACCATTTCCGAACAAGTCTGCTACGATATTTGCTCGCGACGTAAACACGTTGGCGTTGATAAAGCTGGCAATGACGTTTCCTACGACGACGATGTTTCCCGTATTAATCGTCATCGTGTTTGCGATTAGAATCGACGTATCCGTAAGGTTCGAGACCACATTACCGACGAATGTTGATGCTACCACGTTGCCGATAACGCGTATTTGACCCAAAGCAAATACGTTCCCTGGCGCCGTGACATTGCCAACAATATCAATGTTCGCCGTTCTCGTTAAGTTTTCGACGACTCCGGTAACGAACGTCCCATCGCCATAAATATAATTGGCAACGATGTTTCCTACGATGTTCATGGCCCTGGTCACGATGACATTTCCGTTCGCCCGCAGCAACGATGTCGTGACATTGGACGCGTCTACGTTACCGAGAGACACAACATTGCCCGAGAATACAGAGGCCGACACATTACCATTCAGCACGTTCGCCTTGGAAGTGTCAAGATATGATAGAGCGTCCGACAAGTATCCAGCCGTCGGTATGGGCCCTATGGGGTTCGATAGGCCTATTTGAGAGTCCACATAGTCTCCCGCCTGTGCGACGACAGCGCCAGTTCTTCCAAACACGGACACGGTGGTGAACGAGGATCCCGTGAATACTAACCAGTTGGCATTGACGCTCGGTGGTTGTTGTGTCAGGATATATCTTACGGAGGTATCCGTTTGTAAGACGACCGTTCCATTGGGGGCTGTCAGAGCGAGTCTCGCCGCTTGATTCGCAACATCCGGGACGAAATTCATCAACAGACCAGGCAACACGATGTTTGCACCATTACCTCTGAAAAAATCTGCTGAAATATTTCCCGTTACTCCGACAGAATTTCCAACGATGACATTTCCGGCAATCAAGGAATTCGTGATCACCGTCGTTGACACGGCATTACCAAAAATGTCAATATTCCCCGTGGATGGAAACACCTTTAGAACGCCTGTGAGCAGCGCACCATTACCGATGAAGTACGCAGCCGTCGCATTTCCGTTTTCGAAAATTACATTTCCCAAGTTTCCCACGTTTCCGATCCTTACGATCACGTTTTGAACATTGGCAAACGACGATATCACGTTTCCGCTGATCGTTAGATTGGCAACCGCTGGGAGTTGCGTGATAATATCAGTCAACAACACTCCATTTCCAAATAAGTAATTGGTCGTCGCGTTGCCCACGACGTTCACCTGTCCTGCTACACTCACATTTCCGGGGGCAGTCACGTTACCGATGACGTCCGCCCGTATCTGTTGCGGAAGGGCCAAATTTATATTTCTCAACAGAGCGCCGTTGCCCAGGAAGTAATTTGCCACGACGTTACCGACGACGTTCACCTGACCGGATACTACGACGTTACCGGGGGCTGAAACGTTTCCCGTGATATCAACATTTGCTCTCCCCGGAAATACTGTAGAGGCGTTTGTCACGAACGCTCCGTTTCCTATGAAATATTGAGCGAATGCCGTGGTGAGAAAGTTCACTTGTCCGAGCGCGCTGATGTTACCCGAAGCAGTCACATTTCCAACGATGTCTACATTTTTAACTCCTACGATCGTGTTGATCACGTTCGTCACGAATGCACCATTTCCAAAATAAAAATCTGCCGCCGTCAATGAATTTACCAGAACTTGACCGGACGCCACAATGTTCCCGGAAGATACCACGTTGCCGATGAGATTCGTGTTTGCCACCGATGGTAAAGACGCTGACACGTTGGACAAAAACGCACCATTACCGAGCAGATACACACCTGATACGTTCCCCACGGTAGTAACTTGTCCCAAGACCACGACATTCCCCGGAGCCGTCACGTTGCCAACGATGTTGATATTTGCTATCGTCGGTAGAGAGATCACGACGTTGGACAATGAAGAACCATTCCCAATAAAATACGGTGCTACCACGTTACCTACAACATTCACCTGACCGAGCACTACTATATTTCCAGGAGCCGTCACGTTTCCGACGATGTTGATGTTGGCGACCTGTGGCAGAGAGGTCAATACATTTTGCAAAAGAGCACCGTTGCCGAAAAAATACGAGCTCGTCACGTTCCCCACGGTAGTAACTTGTCCGAGCACGATTACATTTCCAGGAGCTGTGATATTGCCGACGATATCAATGTTTGCAGTCCGTGGCAGAGTGGTCAATACACCTTGGAGCAAGGCGCCATTTCCGATGAAGTATGCTCCTATCACGTTGCCCACGACGTTCACTTGTCCAGAGGCCGTGATATTTCCGGAGGCCGTCACGTTGCCGACGATGTTGATGTTCGCAGTCGACGGAAAAGATGTGAGTATACCCTGTAGGAGCGCCCCATTTCCGCGAAAATAAGAGCTCGTAACGTTTCCAACGACGTTCACCTGTCCCGAGGCCGTGATATTTCCGGAGGCCGTCACGTTTCCTATTATGTCAATGTTGGCGGTCGTCGGAAGAGAAGTCAAAACTCCTCTAAGCAATGCGCCATTTCCTCGAAAATACGAGCCCGTCACGTTTCCCACGACGTTCACCTGACCGGTCACTCTGACATTCCCCGGGGCCGACACGTTGCCCACGATGTTTATGTTGGCGGTCGACGGAAGAGTCGTGAGGATGCCTTCTAAAAGCGCTCCATTACCAAAGAAATAGTCGCCCAAAACATTGCCGACGACGTTCACCTGCCCCGCTACGACGACATTTCCAGGAGCCGACACGTTTCCGACGATGTCTATGTTGGCGTTCGTCGGGAGAGTGGACGTCACTCCCGTCAGCAACGAACCATTTCCTATCAAATTCGCAGTCATCGTATTTGCGACGACGACGGTCGTGCTTACCAAGTTTCCGACCACGTTTCCGCGTATGTCAATGTTTGCGGTCGTCGGGAGCACCGCGACGACGTTCCCGGTGAAAGATTGTGCAGTGATAGAGTTGGCCTCTATCGACCCCGGAAACACCATGTTTCTCGTGTCATAATTTATAGTACCATATTTCAAAAGGTTCTTCTTAAAATCTCCGCCGGACATCCTTTGTATTACATAAATATTTTTTGTGATACAAAAAGTCTGAGTTAGATAATTAATTGTTTATTTCGTCGGCATCTCAAAACCTATCACAGGACGCCAAAACGGGACGGTCGTAGTTGTTGATATGATTTCATACGGTGCCTGTCCGACATCACTCTTCCCCGCACATAACATTCTTCCATCGTTCAATACGACGATGGACCCTACACCTGTTATGAATCCTGTCATGCTGAAATCATATACCACCGAATTTGCAGGCGTAAAGAATTGATTGACATACGTGAATCCATTAATGTTTACGGTATTTCCCAAACCTAATTGCCCATATATGTTGTTTCCAGTTGCCCAGAGATTACCCGTGTTATCTTTGATCATAACCCAGTAATTACCGGTATCGGTGAGTTGAAATTGAGATGCCGACGCATGGAATTTTATTTTTGGCGTCGTTATGACTGTGCCTACGTTCGACAACATGTTTCTTTGAAATCCATATGACGATATACCATCTCCGTTATAGAACACATTTTGCGTCGTGGCTCCTACTGACACTCCAAACGATCTCTTGTTTCCTGTGAACAGAACTTGTCCGTCGTTCTGGATGATGTAGTGACCTACGTTCACCATATTCAGACCTCCTATAGCTGCTATGTTCGATCTATTGGTGTTCTCGCGGACGAATGACGTGGTGCTAGCGAGATTGTTTGTTCCTAGTTCGCCATTGCGATTGCACCCCGAAGCGAAAGACGCACCATTGGCCAATAGAATACGAAGAGATGTATTGTCCAGGCCGGCGCCACCACCATCATACCCCCCACAGAATTCTGCATCTGTCACATTGGTGAAACCAGGGACGAACACCGGCACCGTGATGCCTGTGGACGTATTTCCAATCCCGAGCTGCCCGATGGAATTATATCCCCATGTCGCAATGCGGCCATTAGAAAGCACGGCACACACGCCCGCAAAACCAGCCGTGCTGATCGTGAGTTTTATGACGTTCGCCGTCTCTAGACTCGCAGGAATGGCCGGCGTATTACTCGTCGTGAAAGTTCCTCTTCCGAGCTGTCCGGATGTATTAAGACCAAACATGTACAATTGTCCATTGGCGAGTGTTATTCCCATTGGACATTTATAGTCCGTCGGAATGCCTACGCCATTATTTCTCAAATTAGGAATGAATATATCGCGAGCAGGAGGCACACTTATAAGTTGAGGTGCCCAATTTCCGAGAGTTGCGCCGAACGAAAATACTCTTCCATCTCGGGCAAGTAACAAACAGTCAGACCATGAGTATTTTACCTTTGATATCTCCACATTTTGAAATCCACTTATGGGAATTACAGTCGGGATGGTGACGGTTGCAGGATATCCGGCTACTCGAAGTTTGCTGTCGACCCACCCTCCTCCCGTTCCAAGCAATTGATTATTATACACATAAAGAGTTACACTCGCGTCTGTTGATTCCATAAAATCTCCTAGATTAGGAAGTTTAGACTCCACTTTGCTCACTAAACCCGAAGACGAATTCACGACCAATTCCTGATAATTCTGAAATACGGTCGTATCAACATTGGGCAAAGAAGTACATGTCACATTGGCGGACAAAACAACGTTTCCTGCTGTCGTCATGTTCCCGGTGAGAAGAAGATCTCCCGCCGTAACATTTCCTCCCACGAATGCGTTTCCATACACTCTCAAGATCGTCGTCGACACGTTGTTCGCAATCACGTTCCCGGATATGCGCGCGTTTCCTAGGAAGAACGGCGCGATCACGTTCCCGGTCGCAACGAGATTGCCGAAAAAGTTGACAGCCGTTATGTTTCCGAGATTCGAAGTCAGGAGTTGCGTGTCAATGTATTGTCCCACGACGACCGTGTTGGCCGTGATCCTATTCGAGATGATGTTTGCGTACAGATACGGTGTCGTCACGTTGCCGAACGTAGTGACTTGTCCCAATACTATCATGTTGCCCGCAGACGTTGAATTTCCCACGATATCCACATTTCCTCTCCCGGGGAATTGTGATGTTAATCCCGTTATCTGCGATCCGTCTCCGAGCAAATAATCAGACACGATATTTCCCACGACATTTACCTGTCCCGTAATTCTGGCGTTTCCATGGACTCGCAACACATTTGTCGTGACGTTACCGGCATCAACGTTTCCGAGCGAACTGACGTCTCCGACGAAATATCTCGCGAACAAATTTCCGTTCACGACGTTGGCTTTGTACGCGTTCAGATACGCCAATGCATTGGCTACGAATTGAGCAGTCGTGACATTTCCCACGATTGCCGACAAACCGACCTGAATATCCGTATAATCTCCGACCTGTGACACGATCGCACCTTGGCGTCCGAACACGTTGCTCACAGGATTGGCCAAGGCGTTGAAGACGGTCCAGTTTCCGTTGACGCTCGCTGGCAGAGTATTCAACAGATACGTTATGCTGTTATCCGTCTGCGTCACAATAGTACCCACGGAAACATTGAGAGCGAGTCTCGCGGCCTGATTGGCGACAGTCCCCCGAGGAGTCACGAGGAACCCGGGAAGGGACAAAAATTGTCCATTTCCTGCCAAGAATTTTGAGCTAACATTTCCTAAGAAAAACACAGAGCCCAGAATGTTTGCATTTCCGATAACCGTCGCCGTGTTTGCAGTCACGATATTTCCGACGATATTCCCGATGATGTCCATGGTTGCCGATGCAGGAAGAGACGTCAGTACATTGGACACAAACGTCCCGTCGCCGACGAAATAATTTGCCATTATATTTCCATCGTTCAGTCTGACGTTTCCTATATTTGCGACAGACGCAATAATCGAGCTCACGTTCAATAAGTTTCCAGAAAGAATGTTTCCGTAAATATCTACGTTGGCCGACGTAGGAAGTGTGACGAGCACGTTGGACAGCAAAGCTCCATTGCCAAGGAAGTAATTCGCCGTCACATTACCTACGACGTTCACCTGACCTAATACCACGACGTTCCCAGGGGCCGTCACGTTGCCTCTGACATCAACTCTGACGATTCCAGTTATGGCATCTCCTACGTTGCTCAATAATGCTCCGTTTCCGAGGAAGTAATTTCCCACCACATTTCCCACGGTGGTCACTTGCCCCGATACGGTGATATTTCCCGGAGCCGTCACGTTGCCGATTATGTCAACGTTAGCATTTCTAGGAATGTTCGGCACGACGCCCGTGAGAAGATATCCGTTCCCTATAAAGTATGCCGCCGACATGTTTCCAATCGCTCTCACATTTCCAGAACTGATGATGTTTCCAGATGCCGTCACGTTTCCTATGATGTTCAAATTCGCAATAGGCGGAAGCGGTCCCGTGACTCCCGTCATGAAAGATCCATCTCCTATGTAATATTGAGCTGACATATTTCCAGTCACGGAGAGAAGCCCCGTCACCTCTATATTGCCTGGAGCCGTCACGTTGCCCGTGATGTCCATGTTCAATGTTGCGGGGATGGGAATCGTTGCACCTATCACGAACGTTCCGTTGCCGATGAAATAATTTGCGACGATGTTGCCTGCCGTATTGACTTGACCCTGCACGACGACGTTACCAGGCGCTCTCACGTTTCCGACGATGTCTATGTTACCGGCTGTTGGGAAAGAAGTGAGAATGCCTCCAATCAGCATGCTGTTTCCTAGAAAGTAATTTGCCACCACGTTGCCCACAGTAGTCAGTTGCCCCAATACTCTCACATTCCCAGGAGCCGTCACGTTCCCGACGATGTCAATGTTTGCGACCGATGGTAATGCAGTCAATACATTGGACAAAAACGCACCGTTTCCTAGGAAGTAATTCGCAGTCACGTTTCCCACGACGTTCACTTGTCCCAATACCGAGATGTTTCCAGGAGCCGTCACGTTTCCTACGATGTCAATGTTGGCACTCGATGGTAATACAGTCAACACGTTGGACAACAATGCACCATTTCCGAGGAAGTAATTCGAAGTAACGTTACCAACGACGTTCACTTGCCCCAACACAACTATATTACCGGGAGCCGTCACGTTTCCGACGATGTTGATGTTTGCATTGGCCGGAAGAGACGTGTTGATCCCACTGAGAAGGGCACCATTTCCCAGAATGTAATTGGCCGTCACGTTTCCCACGACGTTCACCTGCCCTGATACAGCGATATTTCCGGGGGCCGTCACGTTTCCGACGATGTTGATGTTCGCGCCCGTCGGCAGAGAAGTCAGCACACCTTGAAGCAACGTACCATTACCAAGGAAGTAATTCGCAGTCGCGTTTCCCACTGCATTAACTTGTCCCAACACGATGATATTTCCGGGGGCCGTCACATTTCCGACGATGTTGATGTTTGCATTGGCCGGAAGGGCCGTGCTGATCCCACTGAGAAGGGCGCCGTTTCCACGGAGGTAATTGGCGGTGACATTGCCGAGAGTGTTTATTTTCCCGAGAACCATCACGTTTCCAGGTGCAGTCACGTTTCCGACGATGTTCAGGTTCGCCCGAGGTGGGATAGACGATGTCACGCCGGTAAGTAATGCCCCATTGCCGATGAAATACGATGCAGTTGCACCCCCCGACACGGTGACTGTATTAGTCACGACGCTATTTCCCGTGACGTTGCCCACTATATTCACGTTCGCCGTCGAAGGCAATACAGCTATCACATTTCCGTAGATGTTGTTGGCCGTGATGTTGTCGGCCGAGATGGATCCTGGAAAGTCCATCGTTTCCGTATCGTAATTTATCCCCGAATACTTCAGTAGATTCACCTTGAAGTCCGATCCACCCATTCTTTATTATTACATCATATTTTTTTAATATTTTTCATTTAAGAGCACGTTCGACCGATTGTAAAGCACCTTCAACGTAACCTACTTTTTTTGACAACATTTCGCCAATTATTGTTATTCCTTTGCATGGTTTTGAAAGTTTGTCTAATAGTTTATCTATTTGTTTGTACTTCCCGTATGGTTTAATATAATGCACGCCGTCAGACCACACGGCCATAAAAATTTCATCAGGCTTTCCGAAATCATATCCGTCGTCTGCCAGCTTTTCTTGAACTATCTTGCACCGTTCGGCATCCGGCAACGGCTTCACGTTTTTCCAAAAAAGCGTCTTGTCGCTGTCCGCGTACGATGCCATCAGCACGTTCTTGTTGATTTTGATGATCTTGTCTATAACTCCGTTCACCAGGACGTATCCGTCTTTCATCTCGTACCCATTTTTGTAGTAAGCGTACACTCGGGAAAACGGCACGGATCCTACGTAATCTGAAAGTTTAGGAAGTTTGAACCCGACTGTCTGTATGTTATCAAACGTCGAAATAGTAACCGCAAAAATGACTTCTTTCGTTTCGATCTCGTCGTTTATGATGAAAAACTTCCCTTTTTTCTCTATCTTCGTGACCAAATATTCCGTTCGTATATTCGGTTTCGAGAGACGCTCGACCATCATCGTCCAATCTATGGGTATCATCTTGTATTCTCCCGTCTCCAGATCGCCGATAGGATAGTATTTCATGAGATACTCGAAACTTCCCTCGAGATAATCTTCGAATTCCGAGTGACGGATGAACTGCTCGGCGAATTCTGTCCCGAAATACTTGTACAATATCTCTCTCGACGTGAGCGTGAGCAAGTCTTTCTTCGTCATCTTCTTGTACTCTTTCTTGACGGTTCTGATTGCCTTTCCCATATCAAACGGTGGAGTGCGAAGATCTTTGTTTTCCGTGTCCAATACTTTCACAGGCATCTTCAACTTTTTCAATAACTTTACGAGCGTCTTGTTCTCCGGGACGCCGATGCCCGCGGCACATTTGATCTTCGTCCCGTGAAAATCATGTTCGCGAACTCGTCCGAACACGGTCTGATTCTTCTCCAGAAGAAGGCCCTCCTTCTTCTGGTTTTGAAGAAGATAATTCGCGTACAAGCCAGCGATTCCACCGCCGATAATCGTGTAATCTTGCATGTGTATATGTAGTATCATCAAATATTATTATCATGTTATACTCGTTATGTCAATATGCCACGTATCAACACTCAATGTAATTTAACGATGGCACAAAGCATTGTCACAACAATGACATGACATCGTTGGAGATATTTCCAACGGATTGGCGATGCGAGGATGTTCCATCAGATAAGGGAGATGAGTATTTCCGAATCAATATATTCGGAAAGACGCCGGAGGGTAAAACGGCGTGCGTTCGAATGAGGTTCACTCCCGTGTTTCTTCTCGAAGTGTCGGAGTCGTGGTCGGACGCACGTACTCGATTATTCATCACGGAGACGGCGATGAAGTACAATGCTATCCGTGATATGTGTCTGGCGACAAAACGCAAATCAATGTGGGGATACGATGGTGGGCGTTATAGAAATATGGTGCAGTTCGTGTTCAAGACTCAGGAACAGATGCGCAAGGCCAAGTTTGCACTGAAGAAGTCTCATCAAATCTACGAGAGCTCGGTTGACCCAATCGTTCGTGTGTATCACTTGCGTAAACTCAATCCGGCGGGTTGGATTCGCGTAGAACGAGCGTATTCGGTTCGCGAGAGGATATCGTCGTCGGACATCGAACTCGAAACGAACTTTCAAAGCGTGTTTCCGAGCGATAACAAGAGCGTTCCGCCTCTCGTCATTGCAAGTGAGTATTAATAGTATCGGTTATAGAGGGGGAGGTGTGAATGACCACAAAAAATGACCAATATAACTTTTTCCAGACGGGCTAGTCGCGATATATATCCACCCCATCATCAATTTACTGACCTATTATCTCATTTGTGTGTTTCTTTAAATTGTTGAAGGTTGGGATATTGAGACGTATTCGAAAGAGCGAAAGTTTCCTCTCGCGACGAATCGGGGAGATTACGTGACGCAGATCGCGGCTTCTTTTCAGAGATACGGAGAAACAGAACCTTACAAAAAAACGGTCGTGTGTTTCAAAGATACTGCACCCGTAGATGGAGTCGAGATCGTGAGTTGTCTGGAAGAGCAAGACGTCATCAACAAGTGGATGGACATAATGCAACAAGAAAAAACGGACGTTCTCATCGGATACAACGTGTGGCAATACGATTGGAAATACATTCACGGACGTTCGCAAATGCTCGTCGACGATTCCACCGGCGAAGACACCGTGTTCCTCGGGAAATTAGGACGTCTTTTGGAAGGAGGTGGAAATGTGATCGAACGCGATTTGAGTTCGAATGCATTCGGTCAGAATTCTTTCTTTTTGCTGGACACACCGGGAGTTCTTCAATTGGATCTTCTGCAGTGGTTCAGGAAGAATAGGAATATGGAATCCTACAGGTGAGCATTATAAATAATACCAGTAAAAATTACCTCTTGGTTTACCTGTCCTGACATGATATGAAAGATTTGTCGGGGCTCCATTTCGAATAGCTTCGGAAATAGA